CCTTGGGATGCTGATGCCTCTAAAGCCAAGAGAGTACCCTTAGCGGACACCAGATCGCCGGGACCGATTCCAATAGACCCACCGCCTGCCTTCACTTCAATTACATTTCCGTGATAGACACCGGTACGAACCCCACCTCCTGAGTTCTTAGTTCTGGGTGCATTATTATTGGAACCCTTTCCACGACCGCCACGACCGCCTCTACCGCGGCCTTTGTTTTGATTGCGAACCTTTCCTTGCTGGTTAGGCATATTGCAATGCAGACAATCGTGTGTTGTAGATAAAAATATTTGAAAGTTTTGGAGCGCAGCTTGCAGTTCAATTCAATGAAAAAGCAAGTAAAAACACTCGTAACTTTGGAAACACCCTGGGCGCACTTACATGCAAAATGAAACGAGTGGTTGCCCGTCAAAGCCAACACGTTTCTTCTCATTAATCAGTTACGGAAAACACGGATTATAATACCGGTTCCAACAAAATGTTTGTAAAGAATGGCATATACATCACGCCAACTCCTCTTGTCCAGACCCGTTGCTATACGAGGCATTATCAATTCCTTAAGAGAATACCTGTACATATAATGAGCGAGTGAAATAATCGCTTTCTCTAATGCAACATCATCTGCAGGTGGAATCGCTGAGTATGGCTTAGTCACAAGATGTGCAATCAATCTGCCATCTTCCAGATCTTGCAGAGCAAAAGTGCCCGGCACCAGTTGTGCACCTTTCAAACCCTTGCGTGAATCAAAATCCCTGTTAATTGTCTTAGCAATACCAGCACCCATAGTTGCATCAGCACCAATACAGTGCGCTAGCACAGTTCCGGGTTTAAAAACACGGAAAACATCGCCATCTCGCATACGGATAAAATCATTATCATCACACTCGGGGGTGCTTTCTGGAATAACAAGATCGCTTGAGGGTATCGCGTTGAAAACCGCCTCATACGTGAGTTCGCCCTGTGGGACAACCGCCGTCCAATGCATACCATGCAACAGCAACCTATAACTACCTTCACCATGAATTGCAACAAAATTATCAGAGACTCCTTTCCCTTCAGTACCTGCATTACCAACATAGATAGAAAGTGGTACATGCATTTCAACTGCAACCTTCAAAGCGGTGTAAAAATCAACCATAGCACCTGAACCTAATTCTTTGAATATACGTTCTGCGTACATCGATTTAACCTTCAGATAATCAACAACACGGTAGAAACAATCCCAACCATTTGTGCCACAATCATGGTGTCTGAGAACCGTTAGCCCACGATCTGGTTTTTGGATATATTCCTGTTCCGGTAATTCAACGGGTGCATCTCTATACAAAATTTTGTCATAATAGTTCTTAGCATGGTGGGAAGGAATAGTTGAAAATGTGCAAATCCAGTTGTACACTGCTTCTATACAATTCATTGGTAAGTTATAATACTCTGCTGCCGTTTGAAAAGCGGCCTGCAATTTCTCGACACTATCGATGAAACGTACACGATCCTTTACTGAGTTGCGAAACTCAAATAGAGCAAGCGTGAAAGCCTCATCATAACTGTGAATCACCAGGACCTTTCCAGATAGCGCAGCAAAATAATAAAACAAACCAGGGTTCTTAACAGGTCTATGCACATTTAAATGGACAACCATTTTGTCAGTGCTATACAAAAACTTTGCAAGTTCATAAGGTGCGATTTCGCCATTTTGCAGAATTATTGGTACCGTGTTGATCTTATCTGGTGCTGTTGTTGGATGTTGATTATTCATTGAATTCACCACCCGGACCCACCTGTTCTGACGCAAGCCATTCATAACAACTTTGAGTGGTTTGGATTTGATCTTAGCAGCCAACCTAACCAAATCTGGAACTGGACCCATACCTGTTATAAAATAATTAACGAATTGCAGAGGTCTGTCCGATTGCGCTTTAATTCCCAAATTTGGTAAATTAATCTCAAGACATTTCAGATTTTCCTTCCTTGTGACTATTTCTTCATTGGAAAAAGCTGCAAAATCATCACCTTTGAAGAACACCAGTGCACCGCGAATGTCATAAACATAAGCAATGATCGCAGCGCAGGTGTTCGAGTTGTTGTATAACGTTGCGGGTTCACCCGAAGGTTTCTTACCTACAACATCCATGCTAGCGAAACCAATTGCTTTCATGTGCCACTTGGATCTCATATGCCAATAGAGCATGACAAACCACATTGGCGCCCCTAATGCTTCGAAAACCATACACTCGAACCTAATGGTGACTAGATTTTGCATTGAGTCGAATTCTGACAAATCAGATTCGAGTGCATACACTTTCGAAGTATCAATATTTGTGGCGCAAACCAGATCAAGCTTCTCGTTCATTCCCCCAACAAAATTCACGTTTTCCAGCACTGAAGAACGCAATGCAGCACTACAAGCGCGGATATACCCACCAGTGATTGCATTCAGTGTTTTTGACCACGCCGAAACACCCTGACCGACCTTACCTTTCACAGAACCGGGCACAGCCATCTCCATGATATCTGCGCCTGTCTTGACTTTGCTTTGTGCTTTTAGGAAAAATGTAACAAGTGAGATATCATCTTCGATCCCTATATCTTTTACACGGTTACATGTTCCCTTCCGAAATTGTGCAATGATATTGTCAATATATCCCTGTTCAATCAAATCGGGGGATATGTGCACAAATTCCTTAATATATGTTTCCTTGTACGCATCAAACAAAGCCTGCGCCGTCTTTTCAACTTGATCCGGGTTCATTTGTGATGTCGCTGTACTGTATCTATCAATCATAGTCCTGATCATCATATGACGCTGATTGGGGCGTGTGTTGTGGTCGAATAGTTTCCCGCGCATACGGTATTCTGCTGCTTCGGGGGGGAGTTCGATTGGCGTGTGTAGCGCAAGCACACCGCCGGGTTGCCTAAAACCGTATATTACCGGTTCGAACTCGGCCTCTGAACCCAAAGCAACAGAACATAGTATGTCATCAATTGCATCTGGCCCCTTCAATGGACATGGTTCAGGTGGGGTGTTTCCTTCATCCACGGCACGCACCTGGTCATCGGGTACGAAAGGCCTGTCTGTTAGAATAGTCTGACAGAAACTTTCCAGGGTGTGCATATATGCTGGTGTAAGAAGAAAACGGCACTCCAGTTGTGTTTTGTCGATTTCAGATATCTGGTAGTCCACATACAGTTTATCAGTGTGCCTTGAAATGCCCACTACAAAATGGCTAGGTGAAGCGTTCAGTAGCGAGATAGATTCTGGTGTTACCACTAGATGCACGCTTTTGAATGTCCTTCCTTGCATTGCGTGTACAGTG